GTTTTCCTGCTCGCTGAAATAGCGGATCGGCGTATAGAGAAAGCCGGGGTTTGCGCCTCGGCCAGTCACCGCAAATTTGCCGAGAAGAAACTGTTGAGAAGTAAAGAAAAGCCTGTTGTCGGTTTCAAACAATACGTAGTTGTTACTACCTGCCAAACTTTGCATTACTTGCCAGACGGATTCATCTGATTCGCCCGATGAGGTCTGGGAAATGTTTTCTTTTGGTGGCGTGTTCTCGCCAAAGAACTTCATGCCCTTTTCTCGAGCTTTGAAACCTACGTAAGACGTTGGGTTGCCGCCAGTAAAGAGGTTGCGTCCTTTATCTCGTTTAAGTTGCTGGCAGGGGGCAGAGCGACACTCAATTTTTACCTGCTCTTTGCCAGCGGCTTGGCTTGCTTCAATCACAGCAATTTCAAAACTCATGTTTTCCCAAGCAATAAGCCCTCGGATTTGGAAAACATTTGATCTGAGGTAGTACAGGTCTGGATCACTAACAGTGATGCTGAGCTGACTCACGGCGTCCATGGAAAGACTTACCGACATACTTATCACCTGAGGTGAAATATCAGTAAATACAAAAGGAAAAGTGCTGTTGGGGTCGTTAACCTTATTGAATACTACGATGCTGGAAATCATGGTGGTGGCGGCGTACCTACCGGCCAGCTCCTTGAAACGCGATCGCCCCATGGATCGCGCACTGAAGTGTTTGGAGCCGCAGCGGCAGTTCTGCCTCCTTGCTGTTCGGGTGGTGGAACATCTTTGATAACGATCAGCCCAGGGATTTTTTGACGTTCGTCATAGTGAACTTCAACCAAGGAAACCCCAACTTCAGCAATAGTGATTTGCTGCTTGTCGTTCATGCGTACTGACTTTACCGAAAGATCCACAATTCGGAAAAGTCTTCCAGTTACAATACTCCCAAGACCAATTACTGAAATGTCTTTATCTGAACGAGCAATAAGACGCAACCACTCAATGTTGAACTCTGCGGAGTTAATTCCTTTGCCCTCGTATGCCGTCATGAGGAGTGAAAGTTCAACCGACATCAGTCGTTGTTCTGAGCGGAACAACATTGGTTCTCTTCCTGGCCGATTCAACTGCTCGTAGTTGTCAGCGATTTCTGAAACAGACAACGAGTTTGGAGCATAGGGGAAAGTCATTGATGGAATAAAAGGTGTCCCCCCAGGGAACTGAATTGGGGCCGTGCAGCGAATGGAAACTCTTCCGGGTCTTTCGGACCTTGGTAGTCTTCCGCTAAATGCTGATTCCCACTCAGCGGTGCCACCAGTAACAATTACGGTGGGCATATTATGACCGCTCCTTCATTGAGCGCTGCCTGTCTTCAATGATGGTGACGACCTGACGAGCAACCTCGTTTGCGTTTGCGTTTGGTCCACCCTGAACTGAAATATTAAAGTTGTTGGTTACCGTTCCACCCATACCGCCAGTAGTGGCTGGTGTTGAACTGTCACCTGAAGGCGGAACCACATGAAGATGACGACTGCCAGCGGACCCATGGAACTCAGCAAATCCGCCTGATCCATTTACGAGAGAGGCGTACTGTCCAAGGTTGTCGCCCGTAAGGTCGTAGGCATTTCCGAACTTGTGATCCGACATTCCGGAGCCAAGGTTTGTATTGCGAAGTGACGATGTGACGGTTCGGTTGCCAGCAATTTGACTATTGAATGCCATATGCTTGCCAAGTGTTCGGCTAAGTCGACTTGTTGCAGTATCAAAGGGTATTCCGGCGGCTTGCAAGTTATTCTGCTCTTCGGGCGTTAAGGTCTTTGTGCCAGCCGCTCCCGATGTCGTGACATTGAAAGTGGAGGTATCTAGAACTTGCCCTTTGCCATCTTTCAGGTTTAAGTCAATCTTTCCTTGAAACTGAACTTTTGCCTTGTTTAGGGCGTTAAGGAATGCTTGCTCGGTACTGCTCAACTGTCCTTGAATAAGGCCCTGAAGGGTGGTTTCCATTTCCGCTGTATTGACATCAATTTTTCCTTGGCTGAGTGCTGTGATTTCACCCTTTAGGCCACCAGTTGCCTCAGCAAGAGCTTGTTCTGCAGTTGCACCTTTGCCCCTTGCATCATTGTATTTTGCTGCAGCATCTGAAACTTCAGAGCCGATGCTTAGGGCAAAGCCTGGGTCGTACTGCATTCTGGTGGAAAATTGGGTCTGGCCTTTTCCAAGTACTTCAAGAACTCGCTGCGCCTCTGTCCCGAATGCAGCAGCCACTCCAGGGCTTGAAACTTCAATCGCATCACCAAGCGTGTTGTAGTATGTTTTTTTAACTTCTTCAACGAATTTGTCGTAGGCGCCCGCACCAGTTCCAAAGTCACCCTTAATGTATTTCTGGAGCTGAAATTCCATTGACGCTTCGGTGAAATCTTCGGCGTATTGTTCTGTTAGTCCTTTATCAGCGCCAGAATAGTTAAACAATTGCTGCCCAGCGGCATTTAGTTTCTGATTTTGTTCTCGCGCTTCGCGTTTTTCAGTAATTGGTTTCATTATGTCTTCCATAATTCGACCAGCCGCTTTTGCTCGGTTTGCCATCAGGTCGGCGCTTCTTGCGGCTACTTGAGTTTCATCACTGAGGTCAACCATGGTGTAACCCAAGCCCTGAATGAGGTCTTGAACCGTAAGCAAGCTCTTGCCCAGATCCCACTTCATGTTTGAAGCAAGTTCTGCCGCAGCATCACCAGTAACGCCCATGACATTAGAAATCAAACCAAAGTTCTGATCTTGCTGGACAGCCATGGTTTCCATTTCTTGCGCGAAACCCTCCAACTGCCCCCTATAAGCCTTTTCGTCTTCTAGGCCTGATTTCTTAATATTGATTGACAGTTGAAGTTGAGAGCTGTACTGATCTAAGAATTTAACCTCCGAGTCAAGCAATTGGTCCCTATTGGCCAACAACTGATTAACGCGCTTTAGTTTGTCTTCTTCATTGAAAGATCCACGCGAAAATCCTTCACCCTGGTTTGTGCCGCCAAAGTTCAGATTTGTAAGACTATTGGCAGATGTTGAAATTGAAGTGGAATCCCCACCAGCATCAAGAATGTCTTCAATTACTTTGCCTCTGGCCGAGGTGGTGGACTGACTTTGAGTTCCGTCCCCCTTCCCATAAATCATGTAATCCATTTGCTGGTTCATTTCGGTGGTTCGAGCGTTGAACTCTCCGGGATTATATGCTTTACCCTGTGATCGCAATTGGTCTGCCCGAGCGCGAAGGGCGGAAGGATCATTTACGGGGACACCAGTAAAAGCACCTTCTCTAAGTCGTTCTCTTGCCGCTTTCTTTTCTTGACTTGCCGCACTTCGAGCGCTCATAATTCCGCCAATACCGCCAGCAACGGCGCCAAGACCAGCCCCAATAGCCGTTCCGACGCCAGGTGCAATCATTGAACCAATGGTTGCACCCATGCCAGCGCCACCGATTGCGCCACCGAGTCCTTGCATCAACCCACTTGTTTTAGAACCCATGCCTTGAATGGTTCCACCAGCAAACATGCCAAGAGTTGACAATCCGGCAGTCATCCCGCCTGTCCTGCCAAGTTTTCTTGTTTCTTCTACGATTCCACGCCCAATGGCTTTCATTTGTGCTTTTTGAGCGGCACCGCCTGCTTTTCTTTGCATCTGTTCGTTTGTGTAGGGAATCCCATGCGCCCCAGCACCCACATACCCATTGACTGATGTCCCAGTTGCCCTAGCAACCGTCATTGAAGCCAGTGCGGCGTTGCGCGCACCGAGTGCTGCAGCCCGTGGCGCTCCAATTAGATTGGTTCGCGCTTCTGAAAGTCGTCGCTGCCTATTAGCGCGACGCTCTTCTCGCATTTGCTGTCTGTACATTTCCTCTGGAGAGTTTGGGGCCGCACCCCTTTGCGCCCTAGACACTCCGCCAAGAGTCAAGAAATTCGCCATACCCATGCCGAGTCCCATCTTCATGGGCTTGCCATCCGGACCCATCATCTTGCCTCGTCCTGTCAAGGCACCCATTGCCAAAATGGCAAGAAGAGGCTTCAGCGGTCCAAGCGCTCCAGCAAGTTTTGCAATAAGACCAATCATTGTGGTGAATGCGCTAATGATTGGCGCCATTGCTTCTTTTACTGCCGCAAGGCCATCAATAAATCCGCGCAGGCCGTCACCGATATTTTGAATAGTTTCCGTAAACTTTTCGCCGTATCCGCCCGTGCTTTCCATGGTGTCGCTAAACGCCATGATGGCATGCTCAATTGTTTTCCATACCTCAATACCAATTGGCTTAAGCATGTTCTCATAAAGATTGTTAAAGCCTTGAGTTGCTTTGTTTAGCCACTCGCCAATTGACTTGAAGGTTCCACCAACGCCACTAAAGACGCCTTTAAGAGACTTACCCCATTCAATAAGTTTTGGAAGATTTTTTACAATTGAATCCGCCAAGTAGTCAAAGATTCTCGTAATGGCGGAACCCGAACTGTCTGGAAAAATATCACCAAGCACAGACTGAATGGCTGGGCTGACCTTCATTAGGAAAATCTTCAGACTGCGATCAACTTGGCCCATGGGGGCGGAAAGTTGATCAATGAGCGTTGTGCCTAATTCGGTAAGACTTTCCTGCGCAGTTCGCAAACTTGACTTGAATCGACCAACAAGCGTTTTGTTAACATTTTCAAGAGCGCCTTGGAATGGCTTAAGCGACTCAATTTCACCCTTTGAGAAAGCCGTGAAAAACTGATCGGCATTCATGCCTGTGTCTTTTAGGGCTTTACCGAGTTGAGGAGAAGACTCGGAAATACTCTTGATCATGTCCTCAGTGAACTTGCCCTCTTTTTGAGCCTTTACAAATGTTTCGGTAAGGCCAGCAAGAGCCTTATCTGGATCATCTGCCGTAATAGCGAAATTACCTAGCGTCTGAGCCATTGCCCGATAATCGGCAGTTACGCGATTGCCGGAGTTGTATTGAGACTTTGCCATTCCGGTCAAAGTCTGCTGCTTGAACATGCCGAGTTGGCCCGACCCGAGCAAGCCACTCATTTCACCAGTAAAGGATTTACCTCCAGAACCGGCAGCACCGGATCCAGCGGAAATGGCAATTGGCGCTATTTTGGCATTGTTCAACTGCCTGATCGCGCCCAATACACCCGCTAAACCGGCAATAGCAACGCCAGCAGCCGCACCCATTGCTTGAAGCGTGAATTGCCATGCTTTGGCAACTGCTTGACCAGCAATAAGAGCAACTTTAAGGCCAACCATTGCCACGGCCATAACGCCGAACTCAATGCCTGCGTACTTGGCAAACTTAATGAGTGGACTAAAGGCGTTACCGAGGGAGCGCAGTTCCTTTAGCGCACCCTTGCTTGCCCTGCTGGATTTGCGGCTACTGCGCTCGTTCCGATCAAGTTCTGTGTTGAACTTGTCTGCTGAATCGGTTGCTCGATCTAATTCATCACCGAGATCGCCAACAGAACCGCTTGCGCTGTTCCCAGCCTTATTTAGTCGGTTTAGTCGGGCTTCTAGGGCGGTGAGCTTGCGTTTGGCCTCGCCGTCACGGACATCAATTTTGATGACTACATCAGCGGTTGCCATGCAAACTCACCTCCCTATAGCTCGTTATCGCCCTTGTTTGGCTTTGCGTGCTTGCTCTTCGCGATCATCGGAAATTACCCTAGCACAAGCGATACGCATTACCCATGTCGTCATGTCGCAGTCAAGCAGTTCCAACGGGTCTGTTCCGAACAGTTCGCCGAGCCTGGCTGCAGTCTGAATCAATGGATTTTGAACAAGTTCGTCTACTGCGTCTTCGTAGGGTCCACCTGCTCAACATCGTCATTGAAGCCAGCGGCATCAAGCACAGCAAGGGCTGCACCCTCAACATGGGGGTCAAGGCCGTAGACCGCTCGCACGCAATCAAAGACTCGAATCGCATCAACCATGGACATGATCAACTCATCGCCGAAAGTGACGGGTTCGCCGTTTTCGGTGACCTCGTGTCCGTTAAGGAAGAAGCCGGTGCAGGTATTTGCCAAGACGTGGCAAGAGAAGCGCACGGCATCAAGGCCTTCTTTGCGCTCGGCTCCAGAAGCACGACGCCAAGCCTTGATCTGATGCTGCGTAATGTTTGGGGAATAGCGAATTGTCATTCCTGGTCGTTCAGGAACTTCAATGAGAACATCTGCTCGCTCTACCTTCTTGGAAAGAGTTGAGCGGAGTTGGTTCAAAAGGTTTGGTTCTGAAACGGAACCAATGACATCTTTGCCATTTTCGTCTTCAATGACACCAACGACAATGTCCTCGGTGTTGACGTCATCGTCAGCACCAAAGGTGTATACGGGGTCAGCCATATTTTTGCTATCCAATCAGGTTGGGGTTAGTTAGATACAGTTTAGACAGAGCCGAGGACATTCAGCAAGGAATGCCCTCGGCTCAGGTAGATCAAGCAGCAGATGAAGGTGGGCGAGTTACCTGTTCGCATGAGAAAGTCAGCGAGTAGGTTGCAGGGCCACCTGACGAGGAGTCACCCTCGGGTTCAGTGATGTTGACGAGCAGAGCATTCGGGTACACACGGGTGCGTCCACGAAGGATCTGGTTGTCTGCGTCAAGGGTGAAGATTGAAATGTCATAGCGGGCTTTACCCACGATGGTGCGAGCCGTTGAAATAAGGGCTTCATCAATCTCTGGATCATAATGACGAGTTACAGTAACGTCGCCAACTTCAATTGGAGCAGGAAGTGCTTCAGGGAAGGTTGATCCACCGTCGTACACCTTTTCAACCGACGCCTGAACTTCGCCACCAGAAACCTGGGCGAAGTATCGACGTGCGCTTGCGGTGAAATCCGGTGGCACAATTGATGCACTTGCTTGGGTCTGTGCGGGCTTAACTGCCGCAACGACCTGCCGCTGTGAAATCTTTGCCATCTTTTATTACCCCTTATCAGACAGTAGCGGTGAGGGAGGACTTGGTGATTGTGACGTTGATCTGTTCGGCGACAGGAGAAACCCGAACACCGACAGTTGCAGTCACGACACCATTTGCGAGATTCCCAACGGGGTTGTTCGCTGAGGAAACCTCAACCGAATAACCTGGGTCAATTGGCGCTCCGGTGTTGGGATCAAATCCCTCGTAAAGGCCACCAGAGGTGCGGATTGGATCCACAACGCCGGTAAGGATGGCCTCAACCTCACCGAAGAGGTTGCCACGACCGTCAATCGGGCGGAACACGAGCGGCTCAAGAGCTGCTTCGGCCTGACCGACAATAAAGTTGATCGTGTCACGGTAGGTGATAAAGCGCCAGTTGTTCTCGTCAAGTGAAACCGAGCGAGCGCCGTAGACCTGAACATTCCCGTTGATTACTCGAAGGGCGTTTACCCGACCAGCGTCAAGAGTTTCAGCGGTGGTGCGAACGACGGGAGCGTACAAGTCCTTGACGTAACGGGCTGATGAAATGTTGCCAGCACCGGCTCGCCATGGCCCGTTTGCCCGAAGCGCACGTGCGCGACCAGCAGCAACAAATGCCTCTGGTGATTGCGCCCGAGTTCCACCGAAGCCGTCAGGAACCATTACCCATGGCCAGTAAAAGGCCATGTAGGAACCCTCAGTGCGGCCTTCCTCATTATTGCCGTAGTAACCGCCAGCATCGGTGACTGCGGTAGAGGCTGAAGCGCCAACGGCTGATGCGCAGAGAGCGATTCGTCGGTTCGCTGCGGCATGATCACGAAGTCCATTCCAAGTTGTTGAAGTAGCGAAGCCAGGGGCTGCTACCGCACCAGGACCAAAATCGTAATCAAAAAGTGCCAAACCAGTGACAGCGGTTGCAGCCGTTACCGACCCACCGTTTGAACCAGCGGTGAGATCGTAGTCATCGTCAACGATATCCTCGGCGACATTGGCAGTTGTTAGAGATGCAACAAGAAGTTCTGAAAGTGCAACACTGCCATTGATTGCTTCCACAGCAAACTGAACTGCGTACTTCGTGCTTCCGTCACCAAGGGTTTCGTTGTAGAACGGGCCACCTTGGAAAACGGTAGAACCGCGATACGTGATAGTAATTGTCAATGCCCCAGCAGTGGTCACTGTCGTGGCGCGAAGGTCATCGCCCCATACGCCGGGGTTAGCAGCGGTCAGGGTGATGATGATGAGAGGCGTGGGCGAATCGGAGTTAACAAGGTTGATCGTTGAGGCGGCTGGCGATGTACCAAGAACCCGAGCAACGTAGCAACGACTGCCACCCTCTTCAAAGAAAGTGCGAACACTGTCGTGCAGGGTATTTGAGCTTGAGTAGCCACCGTAAATGGCCTCAAACTGCCCCATGCTTACAACGGCGCGAGCGCGATTGATGGGTCCGCGTTCAGCGGTACCAACTAGGAACAGCGTTGAACCTGGGGTTACATTGGCACCTTCTGGGCCAACGCGAACGCCGGTTGTGACGTTGATACCTGGCATTAGGACTCCTTCACCTGCGTCGAGGTCTTCTTGCGTGTCGTTCGTGTTGAGGTTGACTT